AGTAAGTTTTTGAATTGTAAACTCATCTAAAGACAACCTAAAGAAAGGTTGATTTGGTGGTAATAAAGCTAAAAGTAATTTACTAGCTAAATTATTTAAACCTCTAGCACCTATTCCTTGGTAGGGTGTATATAGTTTTGTAGAGCTACCATAGCCGTCTCTAGTTATTAAAGATGGTATTGTAAATTCTGCACTATCTCTAGCCCTATCTAAATAAGGTTGACGTACTGTTTCTAATTTAGAGTAACGAGCTCGTGCTGTTAGGTTTTGTTCCATATTTTATTGTACTATTAGGGGATATTAACGCCAGAACCACCACTCATTAAGTTAGACTGGTCTAAGTCTATTTTAAGAGCTGATTTACCTCGTTTTTTACTTACACTTAAAGGTGTAGACGCAGCTGAAGCTGGTGCTTGTGGGGCTCTCTCTCTAAGAGTAGCTTGACTAGCATTTACTTCCGTAGCTGGAGGAGCTGGTACTGGAGGTGGCGGGGGAGCTTTAGGTTGTGAAAAACACATAATTATTCATCTTTCTTTATTAATGTTAAATCTAATATATTGTTATTTTGTTCTTGTTCTAGCTGCTTTAAATAAGCAACAACACTAGCTTGACCAGCTTTAAACCAAATTTGTCTTTCATTTTCAGTAATATCTGGTACTTTATTTGGGAAAAGTTTATCTAGGTGTTGTATTAATTCTTTATTTACAAACATATATTGTTCCAAGAGGGCAACTAATAGGCGGGTTTATCTTCTTTTTGAACTGGTTTATCTAGGTTAGTGTCCATTTCAATGGTGTGTCTATCTACTTTCATATCCATTATTTTTACTTTAGCATCAACCGTAAATGGGTATTCACTAGAACCACTTAAATCTGGTGTTTTAGCAAAAAAAATATCATCAACTCTAATTTTAACAGTTAAATAAGTTTTTTTCTTCCACCTATGTAAATCACTCATTTTTATGTCTACCAAAAGATTTATTATCTGGTATTTTATCTTTATTTAATTCTTGAATAGTTTTTTCATTTTTATCAGCAGACAAATCTCCTTTAAACAAAGTTTCTATATACATAGTATAATAGTGGGTAGATAACGTAGGTTCTTTAGTGTTCTCAGATAAAAACAAATATTCTTTTGCTTTTAAAATATAATCGTTTTCACTCATTATAGTCTCTTTCTATTACCATTTCTAAATAATGTATAGCTTTTAATATATCTTCTTTCTTACCTTTTAATTTATGTCTACAGATATATTTAATTGCATTACCTTCTGCAAATAGTAATTCATTTTCATTAATAAATTTAGATGGTTGTATTTTCATTGTTTTATAATGAGAACCACCTACCTGTTTAAAAAATGCTTTATTTGTCATTTTTAGTATTTTTAATTTGTCTTGCACTAAGACCGTTAATATTAGTAAAATAAAATCTAACTTTAAGTTGTTTCTGTAGTGTTGTCAAGCATCTAGTTATTACACTTTTATCTTTTTTTCTATACGAAATAGATTTAACATCTATTAAATAATTAATACCTTTTTTATTTGTAATAACTAAATCAAAAGGACAAGATGGGTCTAATGGTCTAGACACGTAGTAACCTTTTTTTAAAAACTTATAAGCTACTGCTAATTCAGCTAAACAACCTTTTAAAGTACAATTAAAATCATTTGTAGACATATTTATATCCTTGTCCCAAATACAGTAGTTTCTTTTTCTGGCTCTGAATAAGAAATCTTAATGCCTTTTGGTTTTTGTTTAGTTGGCGGAGACCATAATATTACTTTCTTTAATTTAAAATCATAGTCTTTCTTTTTTAATATTTTAGCTACTCTAGCTTGTACTAGTGCATCTTCTTCTGTTAGTTTGTTTTCTTCGTATGTATCAACTACAGATTGCCAATAATTTTTAGAGTTAGCTAAAACTCTAGCAGCTTTAACAGCACCTACACTCGGACAACCTTTATAGTTATCTGATTGATCTCCAGTTAAAACTTGAAAATAAAAATTATAATCAGCTTGTTGTTGATTAACTCTGTAAAATTCTTTACTAGATGGATTATAATGTAAACCTTCAACTTGGTTTAAATCTTTATCTTCAGAACATATAATTTTAGCACCATGTATAATATCACTAGTAGCGAGTATTCCTATTATATCATCAGCTTCTAAATTAGGTTTAGAATAACCATTATAATTTTTATAAATATAATCTTTACAAAATTTTAAAGTTAAAGGCTTTCTAGTATTTATTCTATTTAATTTATAATCAGGTAAAATAGAGGTTCTAAAATTATTTTTATCTGAAAATGCACAAACTATTTTAGTACATTCAGTTTGTTCTTTTAAGTTATCAAAATAATCTTTAATCATTACTATACATTCAGTTTCATCTGAGTGTAATGTCCAAACATCATTTTCCCAACGTATTGGTTTTTCTGATACTGTGGATAATTTATATGCTACAATATCTGCATCTACAATTAACGTACTCATTATGAACTACCTTTTGGTTTAAGTTTATTTAAATCTAATTGAATAACAGAGCCGTCTGATTTTAAAAATTTAGCTCTCCAGTCATTATCTGGGTATTTAGATTTAACTTCTTCAGATATTGCTATTTTAGCAAAATCTTCTGTATATGTTTCTACTGTTTTTAAAAAAGAACCTAGAATAGCTCCTATTTGAACAGATGGACTTACTGACACTTGATAAGCAGTTTCTCCTTCTCCTTTTGCTTCAAAAAGAGAATAAGCAATTTTATCATCTCCTACGTCAGTTAATACTAATATTACTTGCATTGTTTTCTTTCTTTGTTAGTGAGTTTCCGACCAGTTGTTTCCCACACGGAAACTGGCACTAATAGGTACTCTAAGTTTAAAGTATTCTCCCGCTTTCTTTATGCTATCTACCGCTAATTGACCTACAAATTCGGCTTCTTCTTTTTTTGCTTCTATTTGAAATTCATCGTGAATAGTTGCTACAACCCAAGCATCTTTATCTTTTAAATTATCCCACAGTATTGTTAATGCTTTCTTCATTATGATTGCACCACAAGATTGTATTAAAGTATTTAAAGTTGCGTGGTTACTTCTTACGGTTAATATTCTTTGATCTAACGCCTTTAAAACTCCGTGTGCTTCTATTTTTTCTATTATATCTATTTTAATTTGTTTTAAAAATGGAAGTTGTCTATAAAATTTATCTAATATATTTTTAGCCTCTGCTATAGGACAATCAAGTATTTCAGACAATCTTTTAAATGAACTTCCATATAGTAAAGCGTAGAACATTGTCTTACTTAATTCTCTAGAAGTTAATCCAGCAGCTTTCATGTTATAAGTGTGGAAATCTCCGTTAAGAATTAAATCGGCATATTCTTTACCACCTTTATAATTATAAATATAATGAGCAAAGCAAACTGCTTCCAATGATTTAGCGTCTACCCCTACCATTACGTAGTTAGGTTTAGGTATGAATAGTTCTCTAAACTCTTTACCATACAGGCTATGAGTATTTGGTATGTTTTGTAAATTAGGATATCGAGAACTCATACGACCAGTAACCACATTGGTTATGTAAGAAGTGTGTATCTTACCTTTCTTAACTACTTTTAAATATCCGTTAGCACCTTCAGATAACATTCCCAATCTTTTTTCTATTAATAAATATTCATTTAATAGTTTAGCTTCTGGGTACGGTAAGTTAGATAATATGTCTTCATCAATCATTGGCGTACCAGTAGGCGTAAACTCTTTTGGTTTCCAACCGTGTAAAGTTATTAATCTGTTAGCAATATGTTGTCTTGAAGATGGATTAAATTTTATTAATTTTGTTTTTTTAACTGGTACACCTTTTTGATAACCAAACTTTTTACTATTAACCTTTGGTATAAATTCTCCTAAATCTTCTTCCCAATCTATGAAAGTTTTTTCTAATTTTAATTTTAAATCGTTATACTTAGCTAATAACTTAGCTTGTAAAGATTGTGCTTTCTTTTCATCAAAATAAAAACCACGTAATTCTTGTTCTTTAGTTATAAAAGATATTTTATGCTCTAGTTCAATACTTTCTTTACTAAAGCCTTTAGACATAAACTTTTCGTATAGCTTTTTAGTAAGTTTTACATCTTGAATACAATATTCCAACATTTTATCGTCAAACTTTTCAAAAGCATCTGGGTTGTTTTGTTGGTAATCAATCTTTTTAAATTGTAATCTTTCTCCCCAGCTTTTTAAACTGTGTTTACCAACTGAGTGTTTAGATATTGAACCTCTCACCAACAACTTAACATCAACGCTATTTGCGATGTCAGGGTAGATAAGGCGACTAAGACAAAGCGTATCGTGGACTAACTCTCTTTTGTGAGAATAATTTAATAATTTATTGAGAACGGGGAGGTCATACCCAATACAATTATGTCCAACTATTAGGTTGTCGGTGAGAAGTTTTGTTCCTTTCAGAATATCATTTCCTGTAAAAGTAAATTCTTTGTCATTCTCGTCTATTATTACTAGACAATGAATTAATGATGGGTCTAACCCGTTTGTTTCTATATCAAAAAATAAAGTTTTGGTCATTTTCTTCAATTAA